CGACCTTCGTCGGTGTCCATGTAATAATGCATGCCTACCATTCGATAATGACCGAGAGCTTGTAGCTCAAAGGCAATCATCTGTGTGACGAGAGGCATACAGGTGTTCAAAGACAACCCTCTCAAAAGGAGGGAGGTCACATGCGTTATCGGAAAACTCTTGACAACGTGGAATATGATTCATATAGAGGCTGGTTTACTGAGAATGGTGTGAGTCTTTACGATTACACTTACCAGTATAGAAAACTCCAGTCCCTAAATTCCATGGTTGATGTTGTCACTGACCGGTTCTTTACGCGTCGTAACCGCGGGGAGATTGTACAAAATCCCATGTGGCGCGAGGCGTTTTGGATGTATTCGGAACCCGCTATCATGACACGCTATGGTGTTAGACCCTATAATGGGAATAACATTGAGCAGAGTCATGGGATTCCGTCCGAGTCAGCAGATGAAGCTCTGCCCTTTTTGTTGGGTCTTAACTCGACAGCTGTTGTTGACAGCTTCCTCGAGCAATATGACTCATTAAGGGATGTAACGATAACAAAGGCTTATGCTAATGTTAGCGAATCAGAGCTTTTATCTGGAGAAAGTTTGGGTGAATTGGGTGAGACCCTTCATTGGATTCGGTCTACCATGCAGAGAGCAATCACCTTTTTGAGGTGGTTACACTCTCCTAGTATGGATTTATTGACACGAAATAAGATAAAGCAATCCCAACGCAAGCGTTGGAAGAAGCTTTCTCCTGACCAAAGAAGGGAAGTACGTCGTAGGACTATGTCGAAGAAAATTGACACGTCCTCTGACCTCTGGCTCGAAGCTCGGTATGCGATAAGACCTATAATTTATGAGATTAGGGGCATTTTGAAAGCCCTTAAACATATCATAAATAAGGGCGGCCGTCAGACCGCTCGCGGGAAATATCTCGAGCACCAAACCTCAACCACCACGATTGATTGCGGCGTTCCTGCCGACATCACGTGGACAGAACAGAAACAATCTAGTCACGTCTGCACTTATCGTGCAGGGGTACTGTATGCTATCGACAATGATATCAACAGTTTTATGGCGATCACCGGACTTGACTCCCCGGTGGAGGCAGTGTATAATTTAACCCGATTTACATTCATTCTCGAATGGTTCTTTAATATCGGGTCACTGCTTGATTCTTGGTTTATTAACCCCTCTCTTCATCCCCTGTCGTCATGGATTGTTGAGGATCATTCATTTGATACTCGCATTACCATAATAGACGGTGTCTCCCATAATAGCGATAATGCTACATGGTATGGCACTGGCTGGACTCCAGGGTACTTTAACGTGGGAAGACGCCTCGTTCGCAGATTGCCTGTGGAACGTCGGCCCCTCAAGCCGCATATGAGGATTAACCTCGATTATGCAAAATATTTAGATCTCGTGACGATTGGTAGGCACCTCTTGAGACGCCTGCTTGAGAAGAACCGTCGCAAATAATCTTATCCAACAAGGAGAAATACCATGTTAGACAACATCATTACGTTACAGGTTGACGAAACCCACACATCGACACCAGTTGAAACGGTGTATACTCGTGTGGATTTTCTCAATAACAGGAGCATCTATGAGTCTGAGGATCATACGCTTGTTGAGCGTGATATTCTCGGATTTTACAGAAGTACTCCTACCAAATCCGGCAACTTTAACGGTACGGCAAAGTCAGCCTTTAAGCTGACCTCCGACCAAAGCGTGCCAGGCGTCGATACAACTACTACGCTTGTTGCGCCCCTTATTGGGGAAGTGTCATTTTCGATACCCATCGGTACTGATGCAGCTGAAGTTCTTAAGCTGCGTCAACGGATGGTGGCTCTCTTAAATGATGACGACATACTAGACGCACTTAACACCTTGCAGGTGTGAAAGATGTCTATTTCAGTCGTGGCGATTATTGCCGCATCAATTTGTTTCTGTTGGACATTTTATCTTCTATGTCTTCCAGTTTGATGTAACTATCATTTAAGGGTAATAGTATGAAACATATTAAAGCCAATCGAAAAGTGACTGCTGAGGAAATCTCCGTTAGTATCCCCAAAGATCTAGAATTTCAGATCTTAGGGGCGTTGATTAAGGACCTAGGTTTCGATAAGAACGCCTTGCCAAATGAGATCGTAGACGACCTGTCAGAAAATGAACATGTTCCATTAATGTTCAAGACAGTTCGAGCTCGAAATCATGATGGTGTGGGTGCCTTATCAAACGCACTGAGCCCACGTCGTACGCTCGGGTGCCTGACTGGGGCTAAATACGAAGCGTTTAGCTTCTTTGCCCAATATCAGATAGGAGCGTTTTTGAAGAAGTATCCCGCAAGGGGTAGTAATTCAAAACACAAAGCTCTCAAAAAGTTTCGACAATTTGAGAAGCGCTGCCGTCTCTGGAATAAAGAGAATTGGCGTGCACTTTGTGCCATTAACTCGAAACACCCAGATTTCTTGGGTGTAATAGAGGAGATCAGGAGTGATATCCTTGGTCTCTTGGGCGCGGTTCCGAATATCAATAGCGTCAACTACAACGCTAAACATGGTCCGGGAGTAGCGGTTGGTGACCAGTATCCTGGAGGCATGTCCACTGAGTACTTCAAGTGGGCTACGCTTCCTTATACCGTCACTGATCTTGCTCTTCCCTACGCCAAAAGTGCTATCCTTGACGACCCCCGTTGGATAGGGGCCCTTGATGATTGGTATCGCCGTGAGGAAAACATCCCTCTCGGTATGCCAATTAACATGACTCATTTCTGGTCACGTGTAACCAAGGTAGTTGAGGGCAGTAGAATTACCACTGTACCCAAGTCCATCGATATTGATCGGACAATTGCGATTGAGCCCTTGCTGAATGTTTTCTTACAGCTAGGCGTGGGAACGGTCATCGAACGGCGGCTTAAAACCCGTTGGGGCTATGACCTACACGATCAGGGAATGAATCAAGACTTATCTAAGGAGGCTTCTATAACCAATGAAATGGCTACGATTGACCTTCAAGGTGCGTCTGATTCGATTGCGCTGTTGTTATGCGCTCTCTTGCTCCCTCCTGCTTGGTATGACCTGCTTTTCGACCTACGGTCGCCGATTGGCGAACTGGATGGGGAAAGTATTACCTTTGAAAAAATATCTTCAATGGGTAACGGTTATACGTTCGCTCTTGAGACGGTAATCTTTGGTGCATTAGTACGTTGTGCTATGCGCCGAACCGGATCAAGAAACATGAAGTCAGCTGTTTACGGTGATGATATTATATTACCTACAACAGCTGTTGACTATCTAAAAACCCTCCTTTCCTTATGTGGATTCTCCATGAACGATGATAAGTCGTTCGTTAATGGCCCATTTAGGGAGTCTTGTGGTTGCGATAGCTTCTTAGGGTACGATGTCCGTCCGGTATTCCTATCTAAGAAAATCTCCAATGTCAAAGATCTTTTTTATCTTCATAATGCTTTCTGGGCATTACGAGACAGATTAGATTGGACTTGGGGTGTGGACTTTCGTGAAACTATTAGCCTAATACGTAAATATATTCCGAAAAAGATCTCGGAACAATTTTACGGCCAGGTAGGTGAATCGCTAGACACATATTTATTTTCTAATAGGAAACCTCCGCGTAATATTAAAGGTGAAAGATATGGGTACCGGTTGGTTACACGGCCACTCATATTTAACACCCGTTCACGCGAGTTCTTCTTCCGTAAGCTTATGGTGTCTTTGAGGCCCAAAGGCCAGGACATCAAGCGATGGGATGAGAACCGCACGCCGGACAGTGGTAACGCGTTTGACATAGTCATCCGCGACTGCACTGTTGTAAAATGCACCAAGTGTAGGGTCTGGCAGTAGTGTAACTGCCAGTTCCTTGTAGCCGCCTCTGGATGGATTTACTCCATTTAAGCGTCCCTTAGTGGAAGAGAG